ATGCTTACAGTCAAATTTTTAGACAGCAAATTAAACAAGCCCCAGGAAAAGGAAGTCGTCAAAGCGCACCGGTACGGCCTCAGTGCCAGGATCCGCAAAACCGGATCCATTACTTTTGTGTTTCGATATAAATGGCTGGGTAAAGAAGAAAAGATCGCCATCGGTAGTTATCCCGAATTAGGGATCACCGAAGCGTCAGAGATCGCCAAAAAATACCAGGCCATGATCGCAGAGGATAAAAACCCGAAGCGCGAAAGAATAGTCGATAGAACGAAGCAAACGACCGAGTACACAGTTAAGCGCATGTTGCTTGAATGGTGGGAGGACTTTTTCAAAGATCACCCAGACTACGCAGTCAGGAACAAATACCCGTATGACGTCAAAAGGGGCTTTGAGATCCACATATTCCCGAAGCTAGGATCAACACCATGGGATCTAGTTGACAGACGGCAATGGTCGTCGCTTTTTCAGGACATGAAACGGCGAGTGCCGGCAATCACACAGCGAATGGTCACGGCCGTAAAATCAGCCGCAGGATGGGCAGTAGGCAACGGACTAACAAAGGAGCATCCATTGATGGAATTCACCGCAAAGCGAACACTTGGGATCAGCAACAAGCGAGGCGAACGGACACTCAGCGACGAGGAACTATACCTGGTATTTAATGCCATTGAAGAAAGCCGCATCAAGCCAGGAAATAAGATCCTGTTTAAGCTGCTCATTATTTACGGCTGCAGAACAATCGAACTAAGGCTATTGCAACCACACCACCTCGATTTTAAAAACGGCGTGTGGACGGTACCAAGAGAAATAGCAAAGCCAAAGGATGCCAAAAGGCCAGATTTAAACCGAGAGATAAAGCGGCCATTATTTGCGGAAACAATCGAGCTATTCAACCAGGCGATAAAGCTCAAACCAAAAAGTAAATATTTATTTCCAAAGGAGAACGGCGAACCCATGGGCGAAACCGCCCTACTCGACATTTCAATGCGCCTAACGCACAAGATCAACAAAACGCACCCAGAGGCCAACGTTAAGCACTGGACTAAGCACGACTTAAGGCGAACCATGCGAACCAACATGAGCAAGCTCACAGAGCCCCATATCGCAGAAAAGATGATAGGCCACGCACTAACCGGCGAGTTTGAGACTTACGACAAATACGACTATTTGCAAGAGCAGTTAATCGGGTACCAGAAGTGGTACCAGAGACTAGATAATATTTGGAACCAGCGAGACAATGTGACAGTGATAGGCAAAAGAAAAGGCGCTTAGTGCGCCTCTTCATAAATATCAACAGAATATTTAACCTCAGTCACTTTGAATCGACCGCGGCCAGGGTTACTTCGATCATAAAATATCTGGCATGGCTGCCCAGTTTCATCACAGCCCACACCCCAAAAAGCAAAAGTATGTTTAATTGATATTACTTTTTTATCGCCATACTCTTTATCCATTACCATTTGAGCTGCGGCGTTTGAAACGTGACCCTTTATGTAGTGGTCTTCAATATCGCCAAATAACTGGATTAAATCGCCATCTTTATACTTGGGCATTACTTCACCCGAGCCCGAACCAAAGGAAAGTCCAGCACCCTGCCCAACCATTTAAACAAAGAGCTAGCGCAATCAAAAACCAGAGTAAAAAGGTTAATGCCAGGAATTATGGAGATAGACAAATACCAAACAATTTTACCTAAGGTTAAAGACGGCCTGTAATGCATTTCAGAACACATTTGAAGGTCTTTTTTATACATAGCAACAAAGCGGAATAGATAAACCGTTAAGCAAATCGTTAACGGAACCCAGAAAGTGAACAAAGCTAACATGCTTAAAAATTCATAACTTGTAGCGGCGTTTTTTATTGTATCAATCATATTTTTATTTACCTGTTTTAGTTGAATTTAAAGGCGGTTATGCAACCGCGCTTTCTTGGTTTTTCACTTCCATTTGCTTAGCTTCCCAAGACTCAATAGAAGCAAGAGTGTATAAATTCTGTGCGCCATTGCTCGTTATCGCCGGCTTTGGAAATCCGCGCTTTTTACGCCAATTTTCCAACGTCCGAACAGAGACAGAATATCGATGGCAAAGCTGTGTAGTGTTAAAAAATCCAGCAGTCATTTTTTTGCTCCAGTTTCAAAGGTTTCAATACCGATATATTTAGTTGTCATATTCCCGAGCGAGTAAGGCGCGAAAATGATTAATACAGATCCTTTGTTTTGCCCACGCTGAACCTCGCCCGTATCAGCCCGAACAAAGCACACGCGACCGCTAATGTTGCGAAGATTGCCAGGGCGATGAAAGCCAGTTAAAAAGCGGATCTCAGACGCCCCGCGAGGCCACCACGCAGCATCCGGCGTATTGGGTACCAGCAAGACGGTGGTTAATTTGTTAAAACGCGCCTCATATTCAGCCTTGACCATCCAAGGGTAAATATCGTCATACGGAGGATTGCACCAGGCCGTCGCCGGCTTATCAGGATGCACATAGTCAATCCATTGAATATCATCAGAAAGCGCGTTCATTTCTTTTGTAATAAAAGCATCCTTTACCCGAGTATTGTCAGCGCTGGCTGCAACATCGACACCGAAGTCGAACTCGAGATCAAGCGGGTTATGAAGCCAGTCGGGAGTTCGCCAAAAGTTGCGAATTTCAACCGGCGTAGTAGAACCATGGAAACCAGACATTTAATAAATTCCTAATTGTTTATCGTACTCAGCAAGGCCGGCCAACAACGCCGCGCCAGGATTACGCTGGCCGATAATAGAGCCGATCGCTTTGTCGGCTTGGACACTCCACCCATGGCCACGCACACGACGCAACCAAGAGCGAGCAAAACCATCAAGGCGAGACTTCCCGCCATTGGCAAGGTGATAATGCCAAGCCAAGGCGAAGTGCAGCACCAGGTCAGTGATGGGTAAATTAGGCATTTTATGCCTGGTTATCTTCGTTAGACTTTGCAAATTCGGCTTTTAGCTGATGCTTACGTTCACCGAAAGTCGAATATAGAAGGTCGCGCTCCATAGCGATTAATACATTGCCATCCACCGCGCCTTTGATTAAAGCGCCAACTTTTTCTAGTTCAGCCAGGCTTCGAGCGTGACCGATACGATTAGCGAAGTCGGCAGTAACCTCACTTATCACACCGTCTTCATCGGCAGCAGATCCGGACTGTTCCGGCACGACTTCGGGCTCATTTTCAATGACCGTCAATTTGCGATTTAAGATGGAATTTAACTTGCTGCTTTTTGTTGAACCTTCGACCGGCGCAGTAGAAGCCGGCGCAGGGTTAACGACACGTTCAGAAGGTGTATAGTCTTCAAATTCATCAGGAGAATAAACGCCCATCACCACCGCCGGCGAATATAAACGAGCCCAGTATTTGAGTGCCAAATAAGCGCTTTGCTGCTTTGGTGCCGTTTTCCACAGCGGCGAATTACGAGTCGTAACAGCGGAGGGATAAAGCGGCTCACCCCACGTTATTTCGTCTTCACCGGCCAACACGGCGCCAACCTGAACCCAGCAAGTGGTGTCGATAGTAACGCCCATATTAACGTTGACACCGGCCTCGATTTTAACCGCCTTACCGTCGCCCGTATTATCCCAGTTGCCACCATAGCGATAATGAAACCGGCCTTTAATGGCGCGAGAACTAGAAATAACAGCGTTAATAAGCTGCGCCTCATAACCAAGAGTGCCATTAATTAAATGTGTTTTTTGCGCGACAGCATACGGGTTCATACCCCATTGCATCGCTTGCATCGCAACAGCCATGCAATCAGATTTGTTTTTTTGCAAGTGCTTAGGGATCGTAGCGATACCCATGGACATTGTCGCGGCCAAAGTATCAAGCAGCTCCATGGACTGGCTGTTAAAGATCATATCGGCTGTGTTTACGTTTGCAATTTCAGTAGTCATTACGCGACCCTCTTAGCTTCAAGTTTTTCAAGTTGTGTGCGTTCCCAGGCAGAAAGCCCGACGATCACAGGTTCATTTGTATAATTTGGGAAGTCGTCATTTTCATAGGCGTGAACTAAACGCTGTAAGGCATCGCGGTATTGCAGATAACCAAGGCGGCGCACTTCGTCGTCCATCATTACCGGCGCAGTAACAACACACGGCGCTTTAGATTCAATAACCAGAAAGGCGAACTCAGGGATCCCAGAAATATCGCGGTACATAGCGTCCTGAATGTGGTACCCCATTTTTTTAGCGTCCATACCAAACTTTTTAGGCTCAGAGCTGGCCGCCGTTTTAACATCGATAATCAGATCGCCATCAATAAGGAAGTCAGGACGGCATTTGATGATCAAGCCAGTTTCAACATCACGTTTAAAGATCGACACTTCCGGCATGCCACCTCGCAGCATTTCGCCAGCATACGGATGCGCCTGGATAGCATCGTTTGCCATCTTAACGAGGTCATAATTAGCGCCTGGCAAAATCAACTTGCCAGGGTTAGCAGCCTGAAACGCTTCCCATTTTGCGCCGCGCCTTACCTTAATTTCAGGATCCAAACGAATAACCGTTTTATTGAACAACCAAGGCTCAAGGGCAATAGTGTGCACAGCAGTACCAAGCGAAAATGTATCGCTATTAACCGGCGGCATAATTTTGTCAATAAACTTTGCTTTGTATTTTGCTGGGCATTCCATGAAAAGCTTAAGCTGACTGCAGCTAAGACCTTCTGCGGCGTGATATGCCTCATTCGACACATTGATGCTGGCCAACACCTCACCAGGATCAAGACTGTTAATTTTTTCATTCAAGATCCGCACTTCACGAACAAGCGCAGACTCAGGCTTATGATCATCAACAACCGGTTCATCCTGAACAACGGGCGCATCAGAGGCCGCTGGTGGATCTTGAACAACAGGCACATAAGCAACAGGCTCATCAGTTTCTAGGTTGTCTCGAACCAGAGCGACATCAACCGACTTTTTAAAATAAGCGCGAGGACTGCCAGATTTATCGAGTTCAGCCTCGGCAAGCGAAATGGCCACACGTTCAGAGACAGCCTGTAAATCGAAAGTAAGACAAAAAGTGCCAGCCGGCGCTTTAGATAAAGGCGTAAAGGTAATCGAGTAATTTTGAAGTTTCATAAGGGATCCTTAAACCGCAACGCTTAAAGGCGTAATGGCGTAAATGTCGTTTAAAAGGGAGTTAAGGCGATCGGGAGCCGTATCTAAATTAAGACCGATAACACGATTAAAGCCGTCATAGTTACAGATGAGATTTTGACCGGCTATTTCAACGCTGGCACTTAAGCCGGCTTTTTTAGCCGCAGCGACAGCAAAACAAATTTGTTCAACTTTAGAATTCACACTATTCAGCAATGGATTTTTCATGCTAGTATTACCTCGTTGGTTCAGGCATTGCCTGACGTTTGTTGGAAAACCCGCTAGTTCGCCCTAGCGGGTTTTTTTCGTTTCAGCGCCCAAATTGCGTATGTTTTCGCAACGTTTCGCCGGTTTACGGAGCAGAGATTACAACAAAGTGAACTTAATGCAAGTCATAAGTACGAGAAAGCGAACCTTTAAATTAAGAAAAACCGCACGAAAGGCGGTTTAAGACGGTTTAAGCGGGATTTTTTGAAATACTTAAAATATTATAACGACGACCGAGGCAGTCTAATTGTTCAGATAAATGGGTATCGTCAACAGCATGAATGGGAACCTGGGCAGTAAACTTATAGTCCTGCACATCCCCAAGTAACTCGACAACAGCGACGCAAAACAACAGCGGCATAAAAGCTCCTTGGTGAAAAAAAGGAGCGACTATACACGTATCAATATATCAAATCTATACGCGATATTTACAGTGAACCAGAACGGTGCAAAACACGCCCTATCACTTTTACGTCTGACGCTTTAACCGTCAAACTGCCGCCAGGCCTTGTCGAGTCCTCAAGAACAAGGGAGCCGTCAACATTGGCAAATGTTTTATGAATATTAAATCCACCCGCATATTTAAAGGCGTACACGCCGCCTGACACCATGGATTTATCCTCAGAAGTGTCGACCAGAACCATATCACCCTCAGACACCAGCGGCCGAGCACTACCGCCTGTTGACCAAAACCAGGCAGCCAAAGCAATGGATTTAAACTCAACAAACGACGATCTGTGAATAGGCATTGCACCATCACGATCCAGCGTTCCATCAGGCATCAGAGCAGGCACACGATAAAACTGAGCCCCAGAGTCAAGATCGGCCTCCCAAGTGCCAGGAAAAACCGCAAAGGCCAGCAGTTCAGTGGTAGGAGCGACAGAGCCAGAGCCCGTCACATACCAATCAACAGAGCATTTGAGCATACGACATAATTTTAATAGATCATTACCTCTCGGCTGTGCCTTGCCGGCAAACCAACCATTAACCGTGGATTTAGAAGAAGACAAATAGCGAACCACATCGACCTGCTTAATGTTCAACTCAGCCGCCCTGCGGTTAAGACGCGCCGCTGACTCTTCCCTGACTTTGCTTAAATTTTGCTTTATGGGCATTTCAATACATTCCTTAATATTTTCGTCTTTCATATAACCTCCAGCTTAAACAATTAGTGATTCACAAACATGAACTTGAGATCCGGCAACAAAACATTTAAAGTTCGGAAAGCTGAACGGTAGGCGAAAACCGCCAGCGATACGAACCCAACCAACAAAAAACGGAATATTACCAACATGAACGATGGAAAAATAAGCAAAAGCGCCGCAAAAATGAACGCCTTACTTATGCAAGGTATTTGTGGAATAGGCACAAAATTAGCCGGCGAGGCAATAGGTCGCGATCCAAGCTTTATAAGCAGACTTAAAACGGGCGAAACCAAAGTCACTACAGAGGAATTTTGCACACTTCTCGACGCATGTGGCCTAACGATTTTAGAGATCACGGACGACTCAATAACAATTAAGCGATCAATGTACGAGTCATTAACCGAGTTTGCAGACGTTGGCCTCAAATTTCTACGAGCGCCAGAATGAGTTTAAACGCCACCGAATACATGGTGCTTTCAGATCCAGGATTACACGCCGAAGCAAAAGCGCTTTATGTGATGTGTTTCCGAAGGTTTATGAATTACCAGGATGGTATCGTTTTTTTAAGCGAAGCAAGAATGATTGCAGAGCTTGAGTATAGACCCGACCCACGATCGAAAGAAAAGCCCACCTCACCATCTAGACAACGGATAAGAACCATTATCGCGCACCTAGAGAAATCAGGCCTCATAACCAAGGTAAACAAAGGAAACATCACCGCTGGACTAGCGCCCTCTTGGCGTTGTGAATTGGCAACAAACGACGTCAAAAAATCTTTTATTTGCCCAATTCCACAGCAACCAGACAGCAACCAAGGACAGCAACCAGCACAGCAACCAAGCGAAACCCATATAAACAAAGGGCTAGCGACGCAACAGCAACCAGCACAGCAACCAAGGGAAAACACCCCACTGCAACCCATATCCGATACAACCGCTATTGATAATCTCTATAGAGGCGAAGTCGAACAAAATTTAACCAACCCCAAAAAAGCACCAACCCCGCGATTCACCCCTCCCACTGAACAACAAGTTTTAGAACTCATGGCAACGTACCGCAATGACAAAAAACCTGAATTCAAGATCCCAACACCCGACGACGCCGAAGCATTTATAAACCACTACACAGCCAACGGCTGGATGGTAGGCAGAGTCAAGATGAAATCATGGGAAGCCACGGCGAAAGGCTGGATGAACCGCAACAACAAACGAGACCAACAACATGCAAAGCACAACGGAACTACTAAGCAGAACAACAGCAACAATGGGGCAAACGACCTATTCAGCGACCCAACAGAGAACGTTTACCAACTCAGTCAACGCTTACAACGCTAAGGCGACGGTTTACTTTTATAAGCGCCTAGAAACGATATACGGAGCCAAATACAGAGCCCAGTTTAAAAGCGACCAAATGCTGCTTGAAAGCCAGCAAGAGTGGAGCAGCAAAATAGGTGAACTAACCAGGGCAGAGATCGACAGGGGAATGGAAATCTTAAAAACAAAAATGGAAAAGGACGACGATCTAAAGTGGCCGGACATTGCAACAACGCTCCGATTTTGCAAAGCCAACAGACCAAAGCCAGTGGCAGCGCTCGAATTTAAGCCGGCAGCGGAAATGCTTCTCACCGACGAACTAAGAGCCCAGCGAGAGAAGGTCGGAGCGCCAAAAATAAACAACATAAGAACAATGCTACTCGCGCCAAACAAAAAACAAGCAGAAGTCGCGGCGAACAAAGCAAAAGAAAACGCAGCACGTAAAAAAATTGAAGCCCAACTTCTAGCAGAAGCTAAACAACGTTTTAAAACATTAAACCAAAAATAAAGGCGATTTTATGAGTCAACTGGCAAGACGTATCGACCCAATAAGCAGTCACGAAGCTGCAGCCGAAGTCGAAGCCGAAGGAACGCAAATATACCAACAACTCCAAACACTACGCATGGTCGCGTTGTACGGAGCCGGAACAAGAGCAGAAATAGCCATCCAGAACACCAATGACCACATGGCAAAAAGAAAAGGCCGGCACAGTTACGATTTTGAGTACATGCAAGCCCTAACAAACCAAACGAAAGTCATGATGGGCAGACGATTACCAGAGCTGGCCAAGAACGGACTAATCGAATTAGTAGAGATCCGAAGATGCACCATCGCCAACCGAAAAAGCCAAGTGTGGCGATGCACTGCAATCGGACTGGCGGCGTGTGAACAGTAACCAGTGAACGAGGGGAGCGAATAAAGCGCCCTGAAACAACACAGAAAAGGCAAAAGGCAATGACCCAACACAACATAGCAATAAAACCAATAAGCGATCAGAGAAAGCTACAGCGCGATTTAAAAGCAGCGCTATGGGCAAACCAAGTCAACAACGGAAAGGCAAAGCATGGCGAAGTGCTAGCCAGGATCCAGAAGTTAGGCGACCAGGTAAAAATCGAGGATATGAGTCAGCGCTTTTTTAGGTACCTGAACATGAAGCTCGACACCAGAGGGCAGGAAGTTAAGCCAATGAGCCAGGAAGACAGACTAAACAAACTGCAGAACATGAAACCCACCAAGGCGCAGAACGACGGAACTCCACGATCAGCAGACGGCCTATGGTCGCGCCCACTTAGCACAGAGAGAAAACGAGCATGAGAATGAGCGAAAGCCAACTGGCCGGCATCAGGCGCAGAGCAACAACCCCAAAGGCAACCACTAGCGCCAGGGTAAAAGTTCGACCGCGCCCCAAACACACGCCAGGAGCAATGAACAAAACAGAAACCCTATTCCTGCAAAGCTACATACAACCGCGCATCTTCTCAGGTGAATTTTTATCGAGCGAGTTTGAATCAATAAAACTACGCCTAGCCAAGACCACGTTTTACACGCCGGACTTTTTCGTCGCCACGCCCACAGAATTTATTGTTTTCGAGGTGAAAGGATTCTGGGAAGACGACGCCAGGGTAAAAATAAAAGTCGCCGCAGACAAATACCATCACTTCCGTTTTATCGCCGTCCAGAAAGTCACCGAGAAACAAGGTGGTGGCTGGAAATTTGAAGAATTCACCCCCGCATAGGAATAAAAACCAATGAACCAAGCTGCAATACAAAAACTAACAACAAACAGCGTATGGGAACAGGAGTTAATAGAAACGATAGGCATTGAGGCCACGCTAAACCTAGAACGCGCATTTGCTGTCGGGTATTTATACATTCCCGCCAAAGCACCAACAAAAGCCATCGTGGATGCAATCGGAGTGGATGCAGCTATCAAGCTGGTGCGCCATTTTGGCTGTGGTGACATTTGGGTACCGCGCCAATTATTAACCCAATACCGCAACATTCAGATAGTTGATGGAAATTCTACGGGTAAAACTATCCACGAATTAGCGGCAAAATTCTCAGTCTCAACCCGCAACATCAGAAAGATACTGAGTAAAAAATAATGCCCGATAAAATATTAGAAACCCCATTTTTAAGAGAATTAATCGCTGTAGTCATTGCAATGATTGCAGGACTAGTCGCTAGAACCCTAGTGAACAACGAGCCGTTTAACTTACGCAAATTTTGTGGAGAGCTAATCCTGGCGATCATGTTCGGAACAGCAATATACGCGTTCGGCGTTATTCAGAGCCTCGGATTTTGGCAAACGTTGTTAATAGGATTACTTTCAGGTATGGGCACCACCCGAAGTCTTGAATGGTTAATCAGCGCTAGCAAGGCAGTAAGATCCTAATATGGCATTTCATTACGGAATAACCAGTAAAAATCACCTATGCCAACTAGCAGACCGTGTATGCGACACCATAGGACACGGCACAAACTACACCGCCATGGAGCTGCTAGTCGAAACCGCAGCAGCAGAAACCCAATGCGGACAATTCAAAGACCCAACGCCAAACGGTGCCGGATACGGATTAACGCAATTCGACCGCATAGGCTTTGAAGACGTCAAAACCAGAACCCGATTTGATATCGCCCAAAAGGTCGCGCACGAACTAGGCCGCAACGTCTACACCGCAAAGTTTGAAGATCTGGCAGAAGATCCACTTTTAGCCCTGATATTTACCAGGCTTAAATACTGGTTACGGCCCGAAATAATACCGACCGCGCTATGTCATCGAGCGCAGTACTGGAAAACCTTTTACAACACAAAAGCCGGAAAAGGCACAACCGAGCATTACATCGAGAGCGCACAACGGCACCTACCAAACGGAGCAATAGCATGTTTAAACACAGCAAAATAGCACTAGCAGTCGCGGCGGATTTTTACGATTCGAATAGTTATTATTGGAACCGTGGAGAAGCAGAAAATGAGTTTCTTTAAATCCCTATTCAGTAGCGACGACCTGATCGAGAAAGGCACTAACGCCCTAATCAGAACCGGTGACGCACTCGTCTACACAGAAGAAGAAAAGGCCGCAGCCAACGAGCGCAGAGATAAGTGGTACCTAGAGCTAATGACAGCACTAAGCCCCAGCGCAAAGAGCCGGCGAGGTGTGGCTTGGATTGTAACCGGCATGGTGGCCTTGCTATCAATAATCGGCACAGTAGCACAACTAGTCGGATGGGTAGACGACGCGAAGTGGATCCTAGAATTACTATCCGAAGTATGGGTATGGCCTTTCTCGCTCGTCGTCACCTTTTACTTTTTGGTACCCAACGTCAACTCGGGCGCATTGCCCATACCAGGGATAAAAAAGAAATGAAAAAACTAAAAGGCGCAATCAGCCTCGTTAGCATCCCAGGTACCGGCAGCTTTAGAGTTGCCGAGAACCAAACATTCGAAAGCTCAGAGCTAGGGCGAGTACTGCATATAAGAACAGGCACAAAAACCGACCTAGCCACCGTCCCTTGGTATTTGCGCTGGGCATATTCAAACAGCGGCAAGATTAAAGATGCAGCAATCATCCATGACGCAGCCCTAGCAACTCCAAGCTACACGCGAAAAGAAGCAGACCGCCTATTCAAAGAAGCCCTGCTCGACACCGGCGTAAACAAAATAAACAGCCAAATACTTTATTTTGGAGTGCGGATTTACGCCAAGTTTAACGGCCTATGAGTCACTACTACGACGAGCGCCAGCAGTGGTACCAACAACAAAAACAAAACCAGGATCGCAAATGACTAACGCAGTAGAAAAAGAAAGCCTATGGGAAAACAGGATCGTCAGCTCGGGATTTGAAGATCCCAAAACACTGATGGCTAACCCCTTCAACTTTAGAAACCACCCGAAGCACCAACGCCAGGCATTAAATGGCGTTTTAAACGAGATTGGCTGGATCCAGGACGTCATCGTCAACCGCACAACAGGCCACATTATCGACGGACATCTGCGCGTTGACCTGGCCAAAGAAAAAGGCGAAAAGGTGCCGGTTAAGTACGTCGAACTGACCGAACAACAAGAGAAAATCGCCCTCGCCAGCATCGACCCATTAGGCGCAATGGCAGAGCAAGACCAGGCCATGCTAGACGACCTACTGGAAAGCATCGACATCGTAGCAGACGACGAGCTAAACGCATTCCTTGAAAGCCTAATGAGCGATAACCCTGACATTGAAGAAGTCGAGGTAGAAGGTCAGATTGACGACGACGAAGCGCCAAGCACCCAACAAAACGCCGTGACGCAACCAGGCGATGTTTGGATCCTGGGCAATCACCGCCTCATGTGCGGCGACAGTTGCAACATCGAGCACGTAGAAACACTGATGGCCGGCGAACAGGCCGATTGCTTGTGGATTGACCCGCCATACAACGTCGACTACGAAGGAACGGACGGCAAGAAGATCAAGAACGACAGCATGAGCAATGACAACTTTAGGTTGTTTCTGACGGACTTATTCACCAGTTGCTGCACAGTGCTTAAACAAGGAGCCCCGTTTTATATTGCCCACGCAGACAGCGAAGGCGAGAACTTTAGAGGCGCAGCCAGGGAAGCCGGCCTCGGCGTGAAGCAATGCCTTATCTGGGTTAAAAACGGCTTAGTCCTTGGGCGACAAGACCACCAGTGGGTCCATGAGCCCATTTTATACGGATGGAAACCAGGCGCAGCGCACAAATGGTACGGCGAGTTCAACAAGACAACCGTCATAGACGACCAGCCAGATGTAAAAGCCATGGATAAAAACCAGATGGCAAACTACATACGCGAACTACGAAACACACTGGCAACAACCATCATACGCGAAGACAAGCCCGTCAAGAACGGCGAGCACCCGACCATGAAACCTATCAGGCTGATCGTCGGGCAATTGAAGAACAGCACCAGGCGAGGCGATGTGGTCATAGACTTTTGCGCAGGCAGTGGTTCGACAATGGTCGCGTGTGAAAAGATAGGCCGCAAAGCTCGAGTGATGGAACTGGATCCTATTTACGCTGACGTCATTGTCAGAAGATACCAAGAGTTCAGTGGACAGGACGCGATCCTGCAAGACACCGGTGCGACATTCAACTCATGCGTTCAAGGATAAGCTATGGCATTACCAGAGACACACAGGTCACGACTTACCGCGAAAGAAACCAGGCTTAAATGCCTGGAGCTTCGCATGCTTGGGTTCACGTTTAGAGCGATAGCCAACAAAGTAGGGATCCAAGTATCAGCGGTTCATCGGCATGTAACCAAAGCATCCGAAGAACTGAAAGAATTGAACGTCGAGGCGGCAAAAAACTATCACGCCATTCAGCTCGAGCGATACGAAAACCTATTCTTAAAGCTCCAGACACAAGTAGGCAAAGGAGAAGTGGCGGCCATCGGGCAAGCAACCAGGGTACTGGACAGCATCAACCGATTGATGGGATTAGACGCGCCTCAGAAGATAGCCCCGACAACGCCGGACGGGAAAGCGCAATACAACCCGCTTCATGACTTAACACCGGAAGAACGGCAAGCCAGGATTAAAGAGTTAGAAGCCAAGCGTAAACAATGACAGCAGCCGAGGAACTCGAGTACCTAGAATTACTCGAAGCCGATCGCAGATATCAAGCGACAATTAGCTTAGATGATTACTGCAGGTACATCGAGATCCCAGGCGCACCACTGAAAGAGGACACATGCCCTGACGGCGACAGATGCGACGATCCAAAGTGTAAGCTTCACGAAATAACAAGCGCTTTTTATCCCGACACAGTAGAGCCGGCAGAGCATCACAGCTTATTAAACAGCATACTGGAAAAGGTCGAGCGCAAAGAAATAGATCCCGAAACCGGCTACACATACAACCGACTCTTGGTAATGATGCCACCAGGCAGCGCCAAATCGACCTATGTGAGCGTGACCTTCCCAACTTGGTACATGGGCAAAAACCCAAACAAAAACATCATCAGCACCAGCTACGGTGCCAGCCTAGCCCGTAAGTTTGGCCGCAAATGCCGAAGCATAACCAGCAGCGGCCAATACAATCAATTGTTTGATTCCCGACTGCGATCAGATAACAGGGCAATAGACGACTGGGCATTGACCAACGGATCCACCTACATGTGCGGCGGGATCCTATCAGGCATCACCGGCAACAGGGCAGACGGCCTCGTCATTGACGACCCCATCAAAGGCCGCGAAGACGCAGACAGCCCAAAGATCCGCGAAAAGACCTGGGACGCCTACCTAAACGACTTACGAACACGTTTAAAACCTGGCGCGTTCATCACCATAGTGCAAACACGATGGCACGAAGACGACTTAAGCGGCCGGATATTACCCGACAACTGGAACGGCGAATCAGGCTGGGTAATGAGCAAGGACGGTGAACCATGGTATGTCGTATGCCTACCCGCGCAATGCGAACGAGAAGACGATCCGCTAGGTCGTGAAATAGGCGAGTGGTTATGGACGGAATGGTTTAGCGAGGAACACTGGGTAAGAGAAAAGCGCGTCCAAGGCGTCAGAAACTGGGGATCGCTATACCAGCAGCAACCGAAGCCGGCCGAGGGTTCAATCTTTAAACGCGCATGGGTTCAGCGGTACCAGACACCGCCAGCGGAATTTTTACGGGTAACGTTTAGCCTTGACACAGCTTATAAACCAGAACAGATAAACGACCCAAGTGTGTTAACCATCTGGGGGCAAACGGAGCGAGCCCATTATTTGTTAAGCGTATGGCGGGATCGCGTCGAGTACCCAGAGTTAAAACGCATCCTGGCAAATTTATACATGAACTGGCGGCCAGATACCGTACTCATTGAGGACAAATCAAGCGGCCAGAGCTTAATACAAGAGTGCCGTACCGGCGTAAGACTAGAAGGCTATCCAAAACCTATTTTTATGCCGGTGGTGGCGATAGAGCCCAAAGGCAACAAGCTAGAAAGAGCCGTCAGGTCAAGCTCAACCGTCGAAGCGCAGCAGGTTTATTTACCGCAAATAGCGCCATGGCTAATGGATTTTGAAAGTGAGTTCTTCGGATTCCCACTATCGACACACGACGACCAAGTGGACAGCGTGAGCCAGTACATAGACTGGGTAGTCGGGAAATCTACAGACATTTGGATGGCGTCAACCGGCAAGCGCAACGCCGGAACGTTAGAAGCAGAAATAAACGGCCGAGGCAAACCAGTGCGCCGAAACAACACTAAATATAGAGGATTTTAAACCATGGCAGACAAGAAAAACGCACCGGCAAAACTAAAGCTGACAGAAATGTCCCGAGCGGATCACGGAATAATGCTAACCAGGGCATTTATTGACGGCATGCTCGAAAACCCCGATCCAGTATTACAACAACAAGGTGGCCGGCTTCGTGTTTATACCGACCTACTACGCGACGACCAGGTAAAAAGCACATTTCAACAACGCCGCACAGCCATCACAAACGCTGAATGGTACGTTGACGCAGCAACAGAAAGCCCAGAAGACGAAGAGGCCGCAGAATGGCTCAGAGGCGAACTAGACCGGATCGGGTTCGACAACATCACCGATAAAATGCTTTATGCCATCCACTACGGCTGGTCAGTGGCAGAAACCCTATACACCATCGCAGAAGGGCGCGTCGTAATCGACAAAATCAAAGTAAGAGATCGCGCAAGGTTTGGCTTTGACGTCGAAGGCAATCTGTATTTAAAAACCGATAACTTTAAAAACAAAATAATGCCTCCCGAAAACTTCTGGGTAGTCTCCATGGGCGCAAGCCACGACGACAACCCATACGGCGAAGGTTTAGCGCATTCGCTCTACTGGCCTGTATTTTTTAAGCGTAACGGCATTAAATTCTGGATGATTCACCTAGAAAAATTCAGCATGCCAACCGCCGTGGCCAAGCTAAACAACGCTCAATACCAGGACGAAGAAAAGCGAGGCCAAGCATTAGAGATAATCGACGCAATACAAGCAGACAGCGGCGTCGTAATACCGGAAGACTTTGTAATCGAACTACTAGAAGCCACCCGCAGCGGTTCGGTTGATTACGAAGGGCTAAAAGGCGCGATGGACGCAGCGATCGCCAAAATAGTGCTATCCCAAACCATGACCACAGACAACGGCAGCAGCAGAAGCCAAGCCGAAGTACATCAAGGCGTCAAAGAGGAACTAATCAAAAGCGATGCCGACTTGGTATGTGCCTCGTTCAACGACCAGGTGGTCAAGCGCCTAATCGCCTGGAACTTTCCCAACGCAAAACCACCAAAAGTATGGCGCAGAACAGAGCCAGAAATAAACTTACTCGAAGTGGCCAAGCGCGATGCCGAAATCACAAAATTAGGTTATGAGCCAACCGAGGAATACATCAAAGAAACCTATGGCGAAGGATGGCGCAAGAAAGAGGCCGTACTCCCACCGACCGCCAACGGGCTACCAGAAATGAATGCCGACTTTGCAGAAGTCACCGCCCTAACCCAAAAGCGGATCGCGCACAGACAAGACCAGCAAGCGCTTGTCGACGCCGCAGAGTACATGGCAACCAAATACAAGGACTTGTACGGCAAGCGGATCGAGCAGCTCCTATCGTTCATGGAAGAAACCGACGATGTGGACACGTTCAAAAAGCACTTAAACGAGCTAATGGCAGAGCCAGCCAGCGAACAGGCCGCAGAGACAATCCGCAACGCAACCCTGGTCAGCCGATTAATGGGAATGTTCAAAGGTAGCAAGTAATGATCATTAATTATTTTGAAGCGGCCGCCACATTTGACCTGCCACCGGAACAAGCGATCGCCTACTTTTCCGGTAAAGGCTTAAAGCAGTCTTATAACTGGCATGAAATGATCGGCAAGCAACATGACGCAGCTTTTACAGTTGCCAAAATGATGGACGACGATTTATTGCTCGCCATTCGCCATGAGCTGGACAAAGCCATCGAGGCCGGTGGCACCCTGGCCGACTTCAAGAAGAACATGATCCCAATACTGCAGAAGAAAGGATGGTGGGGCAAAAAGGACGTAATCGACGCCGCGACCGGACACATCACCAAGGTGCAACTGGGCAGCGCGTCCAGGCTAGAAACTATTTTCCGAACAAACCTACAGAGCAGCTATGCCGCAGGACAATGGCAAGCCATCGAGGAAAGCAAGGCAGACATGCCCTACCTGATGTACGACGCCGTAGACGACGGAGCCACGCGAGCAGAACATCGCCACAATGACGGCCTGGTTTTACCCGTTGACGATCCTTTCTGGGATTCTCACTACCCACCGAACGGCTGGAATTGCTTTTTGCCTGAAACCGAAATTTCAGGAGATATCCAAGGAGGAATCAAGCGCAGGCATAACGGTAAAGCCATTAAAATACTTACTGCGAGTGGTCGCCAACTCTCCGTTACTCCTAATCACCCGATACTGACCAGGAAAGGATGGATTGTTGCTGGTAATATTTGCGTAGGAGATAATCTTCTCGCATATAGCAACATAGTCGAACCCATCCTTGGTATTGTCACTAACAACCAAGAGCTTAAAACCAGCGCTGAAAATTTGTTCCAAACGCTCAAGTCTGAGGCTTTTGCTATGGTTCAAACCACCACGCTCAACCTCAATGATGATATTGCATTCAGGCAAAGCGATATCAACATTAAAGCCGGCAATAGCAAACTGATGGACAACCCGAAACCCATTGGAGATCAATATCTCAACGAAGGGGGTCTCGAAAGGACTGATTTGACCGGAAACCAAACCGCCGCGCTGGACGCCATTAGATCTTCTTTCTGCCCAATCATCGCATTTGACACCATTACTTTTCAAGGTGGTAGTGACGCACCCGCGACTAACATTAAGCCTAAGAGCAATAGCCCTGGAGGAAAGCCTTTCTTCTCGATTGAGTCTCAAGATGGCGAGTTCAATGTCATCGTTCCTAGAGGCAGCAGCAGCCCACGCAGCACCGCACTGCCTAACGACTGCAGCACGATCCTTTTTGATGGATTGCCACTTAATAACTTCGGCTTGGGATCTGGTTCTGATATTGACACCAGCATCGCGAAATTCTCTGGTGACCGTGGTTCTATCAATTCCGATTTGTTCAGCTATTTGCTTAATACTTACACCAGACAAGTACAACTCGACCCAGTTATCAAGGTTTTCAATTTTGATTTTAGCGGGCACGTTTATGATTTCCAAAGTAGTGAAAGCATAGTAGTAGCACAGGGTTTAATAGTACACAACTGTAGATGTGGTGTAATACAAATGGATGCAGACGAAATAGCCGCACAAGGGCTCACAATTTCAAAGCCGCCAAAGCCAAAGTATGATTTATGGACGAACCCAACAACCGGCAAAGCTCACACCATACCAATAGGAGTGGATCCAGGGTTCGTGAACAACTCAGGCAAAAGCCAATTCGCTAAGTTAGCCGAACTGGAGCAAGAAAAACTGGCAAAGATAGCCAAAACAGACCCAGAGGCAGCCGCACAGGCGAAAAAAGGCAAGCAGGCAACCAAAGCCATATCTAAGAACACTAAACCATTACTGAAAGCTATAGGGACGCCAGACATAAAAGGGCGAACTGCTGTGGATAACATCAACGGTATGGAATTAGAATACGACCCAGTGAAAAACCAGAAGAACATCACTGAACGAGGACTAGACTTTACTAAAGTGTCTGAAATAGACTGGGCAAGAGCCATCATTACCGAGGACACCAGGAGCGATTACAACGAACAGAGGTTTATCGTTCAGGGCGTCATAGCCGGCAGGCTCCATGTATTTGTATTTATAGCAACAGGCAAAGGCATGCGAGCAATATCACTAAGGAAAGCAAACAAACGCGAGATTAAGACTTATGAAAACCAACAAACAAAAAATTAAGCAGCCGACAGACGATGAAGATCGCATGTACACAGCCCAGGCAGTGGAAGACGGCACCGATTTAACAGACGAGCAATTAAGCCAGTTTAAGCCAATCGGTGGACTGAATAAGCTAAAAAAACTAATAAAATTGGAGCAGTAGAGTACGCTTTATTGAACTTAGTACGTATTATCGAACTTTTCTATTGCTAAGCAACCCGCCAGAAAGTAATGTCCAACCCGCGATATTGTGCAACATTGTCACCGATGTTAATCTCTGTCGGTCGGGGGTGGGCGAATACAATACCCGAAAGGGAAATAAGACCGGCACAGCCACCTATGGCGGTGATTTTTAGCCCCCGACACCAAAACCAACAGCAGGAACCATTATCCATGGATAAGACCACAAACGTTTGTAGAAAATGCAACTCAGAAATAGCAAGCGATAGTAAATTTTGCCCACAATGCGGCACCAAAGCACCACTAAAAAAAGTAAAGCAATACTCAATAATGCGCCTAATCGTATACGGTTTTTTTGCCTTTATTGCCTATCAGGTTTACACCAGCTATCAAGGTTACACCGAAAAAGCCAGCAAAGTGCCGGCAGAAGAAGTAACAGTCGTCGCCAAACAAGCAGTGGCAACCCCAACTCCAACGGAAAAACCAAAGTCAACAGTGGCAACCCCGACAGCATCGGCACCAACAGCAGATCTTTCAAGCGCTAGAATCAGAGTGGCCAATATATTTAAAAGCCCAAAAGAGCCAACAGCAAAAGACGCTATATGGGCAGCAGATAACATATTTAAAGTTGGAGTCATAAACGATGGCTCTAACCGAAGCGGGTATGCAAACTACGTCTGTGAAACGCTTTACGAGCACGGATTTAGAGGCCAGCGAATCGCCGTGCAAATAATCGACATCACTAAGTTAGTCAACACCAAAGAGTGGGTAGAGCTAGGTATTGCATTCTGCAAATAAGCGCTTGACTACCAAAAACGTGCAGCTATAGTGACCGCGAAAGCTTAAAAATCTTTCGCAAACTAACCTTAAATTAATAGGAATAACCATGACTAATTCAAAAACTGCATACCGCAGCGAAATATCGCGCCTCGTAAACCAACTTTCCAAAATAAACCAAGAGCAAGCTATAAACGGAGATCGCGCCGGACTTTACCGATGGCTAAATAATGAAATCGGCGTAAGTAGTATTAAGTTTGCCAGCAGCAGGCAACTAGAGCAGGCAATCCAATTGTTACAGTATAAAATAGAGCCTGAACCAGAGCCTATCGTTTATCGCCATAAAGAGGTTGGATGCGACATGACCGACATACTAAGCGACATGCTTATAACGACTTACGGGATCGTTTCTTTTCTGAGAAAAACGAAGCCAGAGCATGTTCTGGAATTGGACTTTATTGTTAAAAATATGACCAGCATAGAAAGGCGAATAATCAGTCTGGTTTAGCCATAAACAAATAAAGCTTGTGTTCACTTTTGCGAACCGCTAATGTTTAGGCCACACTTCTCCGGTGTCATGAAATAAGCCCAGCAAGAGGCTAATAAGATGATTGAAAACTAAGTTTGTCACAAGCGCCCCACTCGGAGCGCTTTTTTTTGCCTACAACATCCCGTTAAGCGAACCAAATATAAATTAAGTTCACTTTTACGTATTTTTTACTTGCTATCGTAGGTGCACACGCATAAAGTACACACACCAACGCGAACAAACCAACAGGCGAAACAACATGAAATTAGTATCACAAGACATTTTTTTATACTGGAGCGAGTCAAACTTTATCAACCAGGCTTACCCAGACGCAGACTTTGACATAAACAAAACCATCAACCTAGACGAGTTCGAGAAAGTCTGCCAATCAGCCGCGCAGCTAGTAGATTTCGGCTACGACAAAACCAAATTTGCAATATGGGTTATGGATGACAACGGCCAAATGAGCATCAGAGAATTACGCATCGACCTGAACAAAAAAGTGTGCAGCCCCAAAGCACACATTCAATATTATTTAAGTATTTAACCCACCCTGCAAGGTTCGGCGGCTTCGGCCGCTTTTTTAGGTGCAACAGGTTCACTTTTACGAACCGCAAACAACCAACAAGGCGAATAACCATGAAAAGAAACCTCAACCACGAAGCACAAGTCATGTTCCTAATGGGTAGCTACGACGGCAGCAGAATGACCGTCGCAGACATAGAAGAACAAGACGAACAGTTTGCAGCAGCCCACGGCACAAAAGCCATGGAGAACGACGAGATCTGGAACGCCATAAACTGCCTAATCGACCAGGGAGCCGTCGCAACAGCAAGTAAAACAGCCGACTATTTCAGGATCACCTTTGCCGGCTACTCAATGTTTAAAGAAGAAATGGGGCTAGCAGAATGAGCTACTACCCAGCCGGCATGAGCGCCACATCATGCGACACACAAAGCCCATTTTATGATCCGATAATCTGCGTCGAATGCCACCAGGGAGCGCACAGATTAGACGAAGACGGCGTGTGCAAGCATTGCCTGAAAGAAGCGCAGTTAGACGATTAACAACAAAGGAGTAAAGCCATGAACCAACAAACGCAAATTGCATTACCAACCGCACTAAAGCCACTTCTGGCGCAACTAGCTGAGGTTAAAGAAAACAACCGATCGGTAGTGTTCGACTACGAAACCAGCAAGGGCGAGAAGGAAGCACGAAGCCATGTGGCCACCCTTCGGAAATCTAAAACGGCCGTCAATGACTTGCACAAAGAAGCAAAAGAACACGCCCTGCAGATTTGCAAAGACCTCGACGCCGGCAAGCGGTATCTCATAGGCGAAATCGACGCCATGGTCGATCAGCACATGAAGCCACTCGACGCCAAAGCAGCCAGGATCGCCAAAGCACAGCGCGAAAAGGAAATAGAAGCGCAGCGCATAGCCATGGCAGAGCAGAACCGCATCAACGCTGAACGTGAAAAGCTACAAAAAGAGCAGGAAGCATTCAAAGCCCAGCAGGACGAAGCCGAGCGCAAACGCCAGGCCAACATCAGAGCAGATAACGAAGCCGCAGAGCGAGTAGCGACAGAAAAGGCCGCACGTATCCGAGCTGAGCAGGACGCCCAGGACGCAAAGCAACAAGCAATCGACGCAAACGCCAGAGCAGAGGCAGCCGAAGCCAAGATAAAGCAACAGGAAGCCATACAGGCGGTAAAACCGGCAGAACCGAAACCAGACATTAAAACCGAAGTGGCAAGCCGCAGCGACGAGTACAAGCGGCACATTAACAACGCGATCCTGGCAACGCTCATGGCCACAGACATAAGTGAAACCCAGGCGAAGCAAATCATAACCATGATCGTCAAAGGGCAAGTGCCAAACGTCAGCATTAACTACTAACCAACAAATAAGAAGATTAACAATGAAAGATATACAAAATTTAATAAACGCAAAATTTGAAGAAATGGTCGGAAGCGGAGCTATTGAAAAGGTTATAGAAGACAAGCTTACAACTTGCATTAACGAAGTTTTTAAAAGCGCTTTTCAAAGCTATGGGGTTTTAACTAAGCACTTTGAAAAACAAGTCGAAACTTCAATTGAGCAAGGGTTATTCAGGTTAGAACTTGAGCCTTACACCGACACCATTAATTCATTTGTAAAGCAAAAGATAGCCAAACACATGGAAGGTGAAGCGCTCAAACAAATTAGCGAATCAATAGACCAAATGTTTAAGCCGGTGCCAGCAGAAACAACAATGCAGAGCATGATCGACTTGGTGCAAAAGGCATACAAAGACGATGACTACGACAACGACCGTGATGAATATTTATCAATGGAATGCGAACAGTCTTCTCATGGATGGTTTGATTTGAAATTTTGGAAACAAAAGTCCTTATCCACTGGTTGTTCATCAAGAACAAATAATCCAGATATTGAACTACACATCAATAAAGACGGCAAAATCATCTGGTTAAACGGAGGAAAAACAGATTACGGATCGCATAACCATAACGTCGAAAGCCTGTTCTACAGAATGGCTAAAAAACGAACCAAAATCACAGACATAAGAAGTTGTGACCAAGATGATTTTGATAACACATACATAGGGTTAGGAGAAGATCATTAATACTCAAACTAACACCAAAACCGCAGCCGAGCGAAGCCGGACGTATGCTGAGCAGCAAAAAGCAAAAGGGTTTGTCCGTCGCGCCTACTGGGTACCGGCAGACAAGCAAGCCGAAGCTAAAAAATTAATCGACCAACTGAGCCAATAAGCGAGGCGACTAACCAGACGCCGCAACCAGGAAAGCAGCGCTTTGTATGGGCGCTCCTTCAAGGGTACGAGTCAGAGTTAAAAATCAACCTGCTCATATCGCTAACCAACATTAAAAGCGAGAGCATCACCTCAGCACTAAAAGACCACTACGTAAACGGCACACCAAAGAAAAACTGCATCATCGTTTACGGCATTTCTCAGCAGGAGTTCAGCCGTTCAGCTAGACGATTAAAAGAAGTTTATGAAGTAGTACAACAGTTAAATGATGCTAAATAAAGGAGCAATAAACAGATGCTAGATAAATGTTGCAGCCATTGCCGGATATTCAGGCCAAAAACAGACTTCAAAGGCAAGAGCAACAAATGCAACACATGCGCGAGCAAATCAACCAAATTTATAAACGAGAGGGCTAAAAAGTCATGGCAACAAAAGGCGTAAACAAAGTAATTTTAGTTGGTAACTTAGGCCAGGATCCAGAAATCAGATACACCGCTCAAGGCAACGCAATAGCAAACCTAAGCCTAGCCACTAGTGAGAGTTGGAAAGACCAGGCCGGACAACCGCAAGAGCGCACCGAGTGGCATAAATTAACGATGGATCGTCGCTTAGCGGAAATTGCTGGCGAATACTTGCGTAAAGGTTCCCAGATTTACATCGAAGGGAAGCTCCAGACGCGCAAATGGCAAGACCAATCAGGGCAGGACAAATACACGACCGAAATAATAGTCGATCAGATGCAAATGTTGGGTGGCAAGCCAAGCGGAGCAGAGCAACAAAGCACCAGGCAACCAGACGGACGCAAGACGGGCTCAAACTTTGCCAAACCGCCAGGAACAAACCAGCCTGCAGCACAACAGCCCATGGCAGACCCTAACTTTGATTTTGACGACGATATCCCATTCTGAGGAATACATAAATAATAATTGTAGATTTAATTCTACGAAAGCCGCCCACCAGGTGGCTTTTTTTATGCCTGGAACTTTTACGGGTAAAAACGCCAACGTATAAGAGTTACAAATACAGCCTAAAGAACACCGAGTCGCAAAGAACCGAGTCGAGACAGGGGCAAATGAAAAAAATAAACATCTTTAAAAGCGGCACTCACCGCGACAGTAACGGCACAACTATGGACTTTAGCGAGTCAAAGTTAGCCGCGGCCGTCAGCGCATACGACCCCGCGATCCACGAAGCTCCAATCGTAATAGGCCACCCAAAAGGTGACAACCCAGCATACGGTTGGATAAAGTCGCTCGAATTTAACGAAGCCGACAACAAACTTTTTGCAGAGCCGCACCAGCTAAACGCCGACTTTGAAGAAATGGTCGCCAACCACGCATTCAAAAAAGTAAGCGCCTCCTGGTACCTACCAGAACACCCAGCGAACCCAGTGCCAGGATCCTTATATTTGCGTCACGTCGGATTTTTAGGCGCACAGCCGCCAGCCATCAAAGGACTGGACGCGATCAACTTTGAAGAAGCCGACAGCATGATTGTGGAATTTGAAGAAAGCTGGGAAGACGGCTGGAACATGAGCGCTATCGCCGGCATTTTCAAAAGTATGCGTGAATTTATTATCGACAAATTCAGCAAAGAAGAAGCCGACGCGATCATCCCCAACTACGCCATAGACGACATTAAGCGATCAGCCGATCGGAAAATCGACAAGGCAAACGAGCAAGTAACCGCAAACCCACTATTCAACGAGGAAAACTCAATGGAAACCCTAGAACAAGCAAAGACGCGAATCGCCGCGTTAGAAGCTGAACAGGCAGCCACGCAAGGTGAAAACGACAAGCTAAAAGGCCGGATCGCTAACTTTGAAGAAGCAGACCTTCAGCGAAACAAACAAGCCATGGCAGCTCGCGTCGATGCGTTAGTTACTAGTGGCTTTATCGCGCCAGCACAGAAAGCCGCAACCCTGGCATTTTGCGAAAAACTTGACTTAACCGCAACCGTCGAATTCGGCGAAGGCGATAGCAAGACCACCCAAACAATGGTCGAGGCTTACCTCAGCCAGTTTAATAAAAAAATCGTTAACTTTAATGAGCAATCAGAAGAAGACAGCGATCCACCCGCACCGCAAACAGCCCAGGGCTTGACCGTCCAAGCACTGGAATACCAAGAAGAACAGCGCAAACATGGCCGACAAATAACCATCGTGACCGCTATCCAAGAACTAGAAAATAAGGAGAGCGCTAATGCGTAACGTTCCAGGTTTAATAGCCACTTTCATGGCAGCAACGGCGATCCCACGATACACCGTCGTAGCACTATCAGCCGCACAGGATAAAGTCGAACTAGCAAACGATGTGGCCGACCCAATCCTGGGCATTTCAGCAGAGCCAGCAGACGCGCCAATCGGCGCACAAATTGACGTAATCCTAAGCGGCATTGCAAAAGCGAAAGCCGGAGCATCCATCGCCAAAGGCGCATGGTTAACAGTTGACGCGCAAGGTCGAGTAATCACCGCATCAGCAGCAACAAACGAGCGCATAGGCCGCGCATTGGAAGCCGCAAATGCAGCCAATGACGTTATCCCTGTTTTAATCACTCACGGTTTAGGTTAAGGAGCAAATCAACATGAACCCATTTGTAGCAGATAAGAAACTCACGGCCATCGCCCTGGGTTACAAAAACGAAGGTTTCATCGCTGATATGGTCGCACCGCGAACCCCAGTGTTAAGTGAAACCTTTAAGTGGACGGAATACAACAGCGACGAAATGCTAACAATTCCAAACACCATGGTCGGCCGTAAAGGTCGCGTAAACCAGGTCGAATTCACAGCGACCGAAAAAAGCGACTCAGTGCTAGATTACGGTTTAGAAGACGTAATCCCAATGGCAGACGTCAACGCAGCCAAAGGCCACCCATCCATTAATCCAGAAGGTAATATCTCGCTTAAGCTAAGTGAATTAATTTCTCTTGGCCGTGAAAAGCGTATCGCCAACACAGTAATGAATGCCGCGAACCATACGCACAACGAAGTGATAACCGGCACTGACAAATGGACGGATCCAGCGTCTAAGCCGATCGAACAAATCACCGACGCCATGAACACCCCGCTAGTCACACCAAACACATTAGTTTTAGGTGTCTCAGAAGCGCTAGCCCTGCGCCGTAACGTGCAGATCGTGAAAGCCTTTCATGGTAATGACGGCCAAGAGGGTTTGGTGCCTCTATCGTTCATCGAGCAGTTGTTTAACGTGAAAATCCTAGTCGGTGTATCGCGTCACAATTCGCAACGTGAAGGTCAGACAGCGGTTATCGAGCGTTTGTGGACAGGTGGCGCAGCATTGCTATACATCAAGCCAGCAGCGCAACTTAGAGACGATTTAACGTACATGCTAACCGCAGAGTATGAAACTCGTGTTTCAGGCTCCTGGGAAGACAAAAACGTCGGGTTACGTGGTGGCAAAGTCGTCCGAGTAGGCGAAAGCGTGAAAGAAGTGCTAATGGCCAAAGCTGCTAGTTACTTCTTACAAAGCGTTATCTAACCATAACTAAAAACCAACCAGGCTAGGGATAACCCCTAGCCTTTTTGAACAAGGAAACACCCAATGTCAGGCAAAAACGTAAAACTAACCCGCAACGTTAGAATCAAAGGCAAATTAGTAAAAGCCGGCGAAAAAGTGCCGGTTACAAAAGATATTGAAGCCGAGTTACTAGACGCCGACGCGATCGAGTTAAGCGAAGCTAAAGCCGACCAGAAAGACGGCGAATAATCATGTACGCAGCAGCAGCCGACCTAGTAGATCGCTTTACCATAGAAGAAGTGAGTGCCCTAGCGCCCTCAGAAATGCCAAACGAATACAACCTAGTCGTTATCAATTCAGCAATGGAAGACGCCGACGCCGAGATTAATAGCTATTTAGCTGTTCGCTACGCAGTGCCCGTCGAAGGTTCAAAGCAACTAAAGGCTGTTGCCTGCGATATAGCCAGATATCGCATGTACGACAACGACGCGCCGGAACAAGTCGAAACCCGATACCAACAACGTGTCACATGGTTGAAAGACGTCGCAGCCGGCAGAGCGACCCTGGGCATTGCAGAATCAATCACCTCGCAAACTTTAGCCGTCACCACCACAAAAAACCGTGAAAGCCGCACATTCACCCGCGACAGCTTGGCGAATTTCTAATGGCGATCAAAATAGTCGGCGCGACTTTCAAACAGGTTAAATGGCAGATCCAAAAGTTTAAGGATCCGCAAAAATTCTTAGAAGCCGTCAAGCAAAAGCTACTAGCTAGTTTTAAACTGGGGTTCAGAAATAGCGAATCACCCGACGGTGAAAAATGGGCCGGCATCACCCACAGGCAAGGCCAGCCACTACGAGACACCGGCAGATTGCAGCAAAGCATCACCGCCAAGCTAGCGAACGGTAAAATAACAATAGGCACAAACCTAGAATACGCAGCCATGCAGCAGTTCGGCAGCACAGAACAGGTTAGCGTACCCGCGCACGTAAAGACCATCAGCCAGGCATTCGGCAAACCGCTTAAATTTCCTGTAAACGTGAATGTTAAAGCCCACACCAAAAAGCTAAACGTAAAAGCTAGACCATTCCTGGGCTTTGGCACCAAGCAGCAGCAGATCGTCAATAAGCTTTTTGCTAAATGGGCCGACGGAGCACTGAATTAATGAAATTGGTAGAGATTCAGCAGCACCTCGCATCATTGCAAATATTCGATCGTGTCGAGGCGGTAATGTCTGAGGAAGAAATCAACAAACAGTTGATCCGCAAACCAGTTGCATACATAGCGCCAGCCGGCACCGGAGCACAGCAGAACGAACGCTCAATGGGCCAAGCACTTCAGCTATTAAATGAAACCTATAGCGTGATTTATTGCATACCCAGCCTAAACGACAAAACAGGCATGAAAGGAGCAGAAAAGCTTCAAGAAATAATCACGACCACCAGGCGCGAACTAATAAGCTTTGCACCAGAAAACGCAGAGCTAATGACTTTTGAAGGCGGTCAATTGATGGTTATAGGCGGCGGCTTCATCCTTTGGCACGACCAGTTTTCCACACAATACCACCTAGAAGGAAACAAAATATGATCGACAAAAAGCTAGTGCAGCCAACCGCAGGCGGCAGCTACACACGCGACAAAGAAACCGGCACGCTGAACAAAACAGCCGCGCCAAAACCAAGCCCCAAAAATAAAGGAGCCTAATCAATGGCAGGCAAAAGCGAGAAAAAACAGGTAATCCTATTTGGATTGCGATCAACCGGCAGTTACGGCGATTCAGTTGTGCCAACAAAGGCAGTTCTGTGCTCCGGCATAAGCCACAACCCATTAGCCGGTTCAACAGTAACCCGAGATAACTATAAGGGCTTTCTAGGCAGTACAGGCACACAACGAGCCACCGCTTACCAGGAAGTATCCTTTGATGTTGAATTAGCCGCATCAGGCAGCTTAGGCGTAGTTCCAGCATACAACGAGCTATTGAGAGCCTCTGGAATTGCAGAAGTAATCGACGAAGGCGTAAGTGTTGTTTATTCGCTTATCGATTCAGCTTACGAAGACGGTACTTTGTATTATTACGTTGAAGACGTATTACACAAGTTAGACGGCGCAGTAGGATCGGTGGAATTAGACCTAAGCTTAGGCCAGATCGCCAAGCTTAAATTTAAGTTCACCGGCTTATATCGTGACGCAGCAGAAGCCGCACCAGGAGCGCTTGATTTTAGCGCATTTACAACGCCAACGATCCCAACTAGCCAAACCGTTAAAACGTTTGATTTCTTTGGATTCACAACGCTGCAAATGAACACGCTAACCGTCAACCCTGGCATATCGGTAATGCATACCGACTTAACCAACCAGGAAGTAGTCGAAATCGTAGACCGTGACGGCAGTATATCCGTTAAGTTCCGCGAACCAGACCTATCAACCGTTGATTTTTTCAAGAAGGCCAAAGACGGCGCACAAGGCGCTCTAACCTACCAGTTAGGCGACGATTTAGCTGCACCAGGCACCGCAGTAAAAATCGAAGTTCCAAACATTCAAATCGACAGCACCACGCGATCGTTTGAACAAAATAAATCGATGTTAACAGTCACCGGCGGCATTGTTCCGCTAACGGCTAACACTGATTTAACCATCACCTTTATTTAATAACCAGGGGTTAGAAAGAGCCCCACAACCTCGTACAAATAGGAAAAAACATGGCGTTAATTCTAAACAAAGCAAATGCAACCCGCAAAGTATGGCGCACCATCAAATGCGAAATACCAGTAGACGGCTCATACCAGGATATGAAGTTCGACGCTCAATTTCAGTTGATGGAAGCAGAAGCGATCCAGGATAAGAAAGACGAGCAGATCCCCGACTTCCTAAAAGACGTTATCAAGGACGTTCGAGGCGTAAAAGCCAACGAAGACGACGCAGAAGACATCAGCTACAGCGAAAATCTAGTCGAGCAACTAGTCGCCATTCCATGGGTGCGTTCGGCATTAATGAAAGAATACCTAATGATACCTGTAGGTAAGCAAGGCCGAGTAAAAAACTAACAGACGCAGCCAAGCACTGGGCCTGGCTGCAATATAACGACACGGACGAAGACGACGAAGAACTGGCGCGACTCACTGAGCAATTAATTCAGTGGGGCGCACCACAGGACGCAATTAGCAAACTTAAGGACAAGTTCGAGGATGACAAACCCGAGGCAGCAAAAGACGTCCACATTTACTTTGAAAACGGCTCGACAGTTGAATTATTTCTAAGCATGAATAGCCAATGGAATATACAGCCAATGACCGGCCAGAGAGTCGGAATGAACTGGGCCAGCCTAGACATTGCGATCAGTAAACACCAGGACTTCGAATTGCGGCCACAAGAAGAAAAAAACGAAGTTTTTAGAAACATACAGGCAATGGAAACAGCCGCAATCATCGAACTAAGAAAGCAAGAGCGAGAACGCAAAGCAAATGACTAAACAGTTAGCCCTAAACCTAGTTATAGATGCCAAAACCGGCAAGTTAGTCGGAGAACTCGCCAAGGGCGAAACAGGCCTGGACAAATTCGAGAGGAAGGTCAAGAAGACCGACGCAGCCACCTCGAAATCGACCCAGACAGTCGGCCAATTCAGCAGCGCATTTAAGCTATTAGGGGGCGCAGTCGCAGGCGTATCGCTAGGCTATCTAGTCAAACAGTTGTACGAAGGGATCGACGCCATACAGGGCATGGAAGCCCAACTCAAAACCACAACGGGATCGGTCGGAGGTGCAGCCCTAGCACTGGATCGCCTTACCGATTTTGCCAAGAAAACCCCTTTCACCATAAACCAAAGCGTCGAAGCATTCACCAGGCTAACGAACATGGGCCTAAACCCATCAGAGAAAGCCATGCTCAGCTACGGCAACACAGCCGCAGCCATGGGCCTGGATATGATGCAAATGGTCGAAGCGGTCGCAGATGCAGCCGTCGGAGAGTTTGAGCGCCTAAAACAGTTCGGGATCAAAGCCAAGAACAACGGCGAGTCAATCGCCTTTACATTCCAGGGCCAAACCAAAAGCATCAAGAACGACGCCGCATCAATCGAGGAATACCTGCAAGGCATAGGCGAAAATGAATTCGCCGGCGCAATGACCGACCAAATGGGCAAGCTGTCCTCAAAAATGAACAACGTCGGAATAGAAACCCAACTCCTGGCCAAGTCGCTAGGGGATCAGGGATTAACCGCAATATTCGACGGAGTAATAGACTCACTCGGCGGCGCAGTGAAAGTGACCACAGCCTGGATAAAAGAAAGCGGGATCCTAACAAGCGTAATCAGCGAAGGCGGGGCATTCATTGCCGACATATTCAGCGCACTAGAAGTCGTACTAAAAACCAGCGCTCTAGGTTGGTTAACCATGGGAGAGTACGCAACCGGCGCAATGGCAGCAAGCGCCGACGCAGTAGCTGGACTTATAAACGCAGCACTTGAACCACTTCTAAACGTTCTAAGCGCCGTAGCCGAGGGATGGGGTTATATATTCGAGGCAATGGCAGAATTCACCGGCTCGGAAACCATGGGAGCCGCAGCAGCAAGCCTTAGCTCATTCAGTAAAACAGTAAAAGAGTTTAGCGTATCAGGCGACGACATAACCAAGCTTCATCAAAAAATGGGCGCGGCGGTAGTCTCAACAACAAAAGACATAGAAGCCCTTAAAAATGCCAACGCTGGCGACAAAGTAAGGCAGTGGGTTTATGAAAATGTAACTGCCATTAACGAGCAAAAAGAAGCAGCAAAAGAAGCAGCAAAAGCCATCAAAGAAATGGCCGGAGGCGAAACCGTAGGTAAGGTATTCGACTCAGCAGACCTAAACGACCTAATCAAAGACGTCGACAAGTTGGGCGATAGCTGGAAGAACACCGGCGACACCATGACGGACGCATTCGGCTCCATAGCTGACCAGATAGATAAAATGGTCGCATCATTCGAAATGTTCAGCACGATGCAAGAAGACTTCGACAAGCAGCGCAAGGATGCAAACACTATCCAGGATCTAGAGCTTCGAGAAAAGACGCTGGCAGAGTTGGATAAGTATGAAGGGAAAATGCAGACGGAAAGATTACAATCAACCGTCGGTGGATTCGCAAGCATGGCCGGAGCAGCATCGGAAATGTTTGACGAGCAATCAAAGGGCCGTGAAACGCTTCATAGACTAGAGCAGGCATTTACCATAATCGAGGTTGGACTAGCTCTTAAAAAGGCCGCAGCAAACGCCATGGCTGCAATTGCAGGCCAAGGACAGGGTGACCCATACACAGCATTCGCCAGGATAGCAGCCATGGCCGCATTAATGGCCGGACTAGGATTATTTAGCGGAAGCGTATCAGGAGCACCAGTATCTAGCGCAGATAGACAAAAAGACCAGGGAACCGGAACCACTCTTGGTAGCGACGAAAAGAGCGCATCAATCAACAATTCTACCGATCGAATGATTGAATTAGAAACCGAGCAATACGCAGAGTTACGAGAAATGAACAACAGCTTAAAAATGCTCAACTCGTATATGTCACGACTAGCCACATCATTAGTCGGCGGCTATGGCAAATTTGACGGCAGCAATTACGGCGGCGAGATTGGCAGTAAGTCGACCACCTCAAAATTCGAAAAGTTATTAATTGGAGCCGGCCTAGAAGGGCTCGATCCTACAGGAATAATGGATAAAATAATCAGCGGCTTTTCAAAAACCAAGACATCGATCGAGGACTCAGGAATAAGCATTGTTGGACAAACGATCGGCAATATAATCGAAACCGGACTAGCTAACGTCAATGCTTATTATGATGTAAAAACAAAGGATTCTAGTTGGTGGGGATTAAAAACCGATACAAAGTACACAACTGAATATGAATCCCTAGACAACGGCGTACAGCGCGAAATTGGACTAGTATTTACTAGCCTAGCAGACAGCATTACATCAGCAGTCGAATTATTAGGGTTTGAAGTCGGCAAAGAACTGGTAATGACCAATTTTACCAATATAGCAGACCTAATAACCGCCGGAAATTTTGACTTTGAAAGCGGCAAGCCATTTTTAAATAACATTTTTTCAGACTACTTTGAAAGCATCACCGGAGTACTGGGAGAGGAAGCGACCAAAACCCTAGATAACTTTAAAATAAACCTTTCAAACGTTTCATTCAAAGATATGTCAGGCGAAGAAATAGAAGCCGAGTTACAAGCTATATTTTCAAAGCAAGCCGATTTAATGACCGAGTATTTGATCCCCGCTATAGCGGAATATCAAAAAGTTGGCGAGGGATTGTACGACACCCTAGTAAGAGTGGCCCAAGAGCAAGCCATATTTAATTCGAACATGGACGCGATCGGCCTGCAGCTTGGTAGATTTGGCGACCTAACCAAAGAAACTGAAACCGCAATCACCCAAAGCCTGCTCGATTTAATGGGTGGCATTGAAAATTACATGGATCAAGTAAATGTTTATTTCTCTGAATTTTTCACAGAAGCGGAGCAATTCGACTACCTAGCTAGCATGATATCTGACCAATTCGAATCGTTAGGCCAAGTCATACCGCAAACTAGGGACGAATTCAGATCCTTAGTTGACGGCATAGACCTCACAACTCAGTCAGGCCAGCAACTATTCGCCGCATTAATGAGCCTAGTACCATCGATGGACAGTTACTTCGACAGCATAGAACAACAGGTAGAAGTAACCCAGGAGGCAACTCAGGTAACAATTGACACAACTAAGCAGTTATTAAGCATGACCGTCGATTTAAACCGAGAGTTGGCTAGAATGGATATGACGCCGGTTCAGTTAGCTATCGAAGACATTCTATTATGGAAGCAAGCAGCAATCGAAGCAGCCGAGGAAGTAGGCGCGACCGACTTTACATTAATCGAAAAAATAGCAGAACGGCGCCTCGCTGACGTAATCAAAGGAGAGGTAGACTCGATAGAACGACAAATCGAGAGACTAGCCAGTAATACTCAGCGAGAAGTTGACTCACTAGAGCAAACATTCAGTGACCTGGCCAGGGCCATAAGTGAAACCAGCGCGACAATTGGCGCAGCCATACTCAACATTCAAAAGCAGCAACCTAACTTTAACGCTAATGAGTTTTACAGCAACCAAGTAAGCGATCTGCGGGAAAGCTTAGGACAAGGCACTGTAAAAGAGCAACTAAAACGCGTTAACACCCTCAACACGGCCATAAACGATCGATACCAGGCAGAACTAGCAGAAATAGAAAACAGCCGCGCACAAGCCGAAGCAGCGCACCAGCAACAAATGAACGCATACAACGAACAAGTAAGCGCCATTGAAACAATGAACGACGCAGCCAAGGCACTCAAGAAAGCATCACAGGATCTATTAATTGGGAACCTTTCGCCATTAACAGCAGGCGAACAGTTAGCAGAAGCCGAGGCGCAGTTTAATGAAATACTACGCAAAGCTAGAGGCGGTGACGCAGACGCAATAGGCCAATTAAAATCAAGCGGAGAACAATACCTGGGACTAGCGCAGCAATACAAACCTGCAAACTATCAGGATGTTTTTAGCCAGGTATACGGCGCATTTACAGACGTCGGAAGCAAAGAGCAAGCGATCCCTCCGGCACCATCACCTCACTTTATGACGTTAAGGTACCAGGAAGCCGCCGAGCAATTAGCAGTCGACACAATAGCCGAACTAAAAGAGCTTCAGTTATTAACAGACGAGCTAAATGCAACCGCCGGCGAAGAAATGGAAGCGACGATCGGCACACTTCAAGCGCAAGCAGAGCTAGACGCACAATTAATGCGTGATTCAATCGATAAATTACCAGGAGTAATCGAAGGCGAAACCGCGCAAATGGTCAAGTATATTGAGGCTCAGACGCAAGTAGCAAAAGAACAACTAGCAGCAATTAACGCAGCCACAGCCGCGATAGTGGATGCAATAGGAACTCTGCCAGCGCCGATCGTAAACGTTCCCGCGCCGATCGTAAACGTTCCCGCGCCGATCGTAAACGTTCCCGCGCCGGTGGTAAATGTTCCAGCGCCGATCGTGAATATACAAAAGCAAGAAACTGACAATGGGATGAAAGACTTTAGCCGTGACCTATCCGACCTGATCGACAAAATACGGGACGATAGGACATCAGGAAACGACCTGAGAAGGGCGATGTAATGACACAAAGCGAGTGGTTAAAGCGACCTAATACTTTTAGATGTGTTCTAGTCGAAATAGACTACAAAGAAGGCGGCTCAATAAAAACCGCCTGCTTTGCAAAAGGAAATTTCAGGAGCGCCCGAACAGACACGCCAGCATATACTCCCTATAGAGATTTTGTAATAGGGGGTTTGAAATTTTCAGCGTCAATAGACTCTGCATTATTCGGCAGTACAAAAACGCGACCAGGCGAATTAATATTATTGGGCCACCAAGACACTGATTATTTATTAACAAAAGCCGTGGCCGGTAACGCGATCAGGATTTTTATAGGCGACGAATCATGGACTAAAGCCGATTTTTACCAGGTAGCAACGCTGGTATCAGATGGGGTAGGGATTTCAGGAACCAATATCAGGATCACCTTTCGACAGTTTGCCGAAGATATGAACGCGCCGGTATTAACTGAACGAACCGCAGACGGTCGATTAATTCCTTTTTGCGCCGGTAGAGCATCGAATGTTACGCCAATATTGATAGATGAATTAACCGGAACATACAAGTTTAACAGAGAATCAAGCCAGGCCGTCACCGCCGCAAAATTTAACGGCGATATAGTGAGCCCTGCGAACTACACCGTAAACCTCGCAAACAGCACGATAACATTCAACAACGCGCCGATCGGACAAGTCACCTTAGACATTGACGGAACTAACACGGGTAGTTGGAAGCAAACCGCCTCAGATATCATCGGCCATATATTCCCAGGGGCGCAACTAGATCCAGGATTAGCAACCTACCAGCTAGGGATCTACATCAACGACGACACAACCCTGGGCGAATTACTAGACGACATCACCACTTCAATCGGTGCATTTTGGAAATTTGACGAGTCAGGAATATTGCAGATTAAACCTTTTAATACAGTCACAGGAACCGCAGCCGCAGCGATAAGCGACGATCAGAACGTCGAAGACAGCCGCCGTGTCGCATTCACTATGGCACCATCAAAAGAAGTATTGATCGGCTATGCCAGGAACTACACCCAGATCCGCAACGTTGCCGGTAACGTTTACGCAACCAGCCAGGCAACGGCAGAGTATTTGCAAAACCCTGGGAAGATTGCCAGCGCATCAGACAACCAGATAGCCATAGACTTTGCGAAATCAGCAACCATCACCGCAGACACGGCAATAGTTAATAAGGCAGATGCAGACACCGAAGCGGCCCGAAGATTGGCGATAGGCGCGATCCCTAGATTGATTTATCAGACAAAACAAATGGCCGCAGGCTTTGACATAGAAATGGGCCAAGAAGCCGAGCTCACAACGCCAGGATTAAACGGGAAAAATGCAATAGTAACCCGCAAAGACTATGACATTTTAGACGAGACAGTAACCGTGGAGTTTTGGCAGTAATGGCAACAGATAGATTTAAGATGCTAGTAAATAACTATTACGATGAAGCCGCACTAACCCTGCAAACAGGAACCGAAGCCGGAGAAATGACCCTAAGCAACACCCAAGTCTACGGAAATGAAATGCGATTTGTATCGACAGACATAAACGAGGTCGTCATTACAGGCGATTTTACGATTGCAAAGTTAATATCTGGATTTGTTTTATACAGGCACAACCTAAGTGCATCAGCAACATTTAGACTAGAAATTTTTGATGATGTAAACCAAGCCGGCAACACAGTATATGACTCCGGCAACGTTTCAGCAGTACAGCAACGCGCATATGACGAGTGGGATTGGCGAATAGAGAAGCTAGTTAGCTCGCCTTTTGATAATTGGTCTGTGAAGTTTTCCCAAGCATGGTTTTATGAGGTTTTCGGTTTGAGTTTTCGAATAACTGTGAACGACCCGAGCAACGAAGACGGAGAAATAGAAATTACCAGGATATACATGGGCCGTACATTTTCACCTAGCCGAAATTTTGATTGGGGGCAAAAGACACAAATCAAAAGTAACAGCAACCAAGTGCGAACGGACGGAGCAAGTCTTTACACTAAAGTGAGAAAGAAATTTAGGATCCTAGATTTCAGCGTAATTTTAAGCGACATAGATCGGGTGGCTTTTTTTAATGCCACGGAACACCTCGGCCTAGATTTAGACTTTTTTATAACCCTATACCCGAACACAGGAAAGCAGCAAGAAATGGAATCAGCATTAGCTGGGAAATTTAAAGTCATACCATCCCTGGTAAACGAAGGTTACGACCGGAACGCGACTACAGCACAGATAGAAGAAGCATAATGGCCACACCACTAGCACCAATAAATATACAACTAGAAAATAGCGATCTAGGACAGGTTTTTAAAGATAAAATAAACGGCCTAGTAACTGCTCTAAACGAGAACCGAACCGAGTTTAATAATCAATTAGCAGCCAGCGAAACAGCCGGACAATTCTCGGACAACGCAGAGGAACAAGTCACCCTCGCCGCCGATCAAGTGGAAATCGCCAGGCAACACAAAGAAGCCGCCGCGAACTCAGCCGCCGCCGCAAACGCGACAGTCGCAGGAACCCACACGCACAACTTTAGTGGCGTAACCGGATTGCAAGCAGCTCTAGATCAAATAACCGGAGATTTGAGCGAGCTTAATATCAAAGCCGATCAAGCCTTTGTATTTTCAATTTTAGGATTTTAAAAGATGGCAGATAACGCAACTCTAATAACCGAAACCTTAGACAAAATCGCAGCGCTAGACGGCACACAAACGCAACGATACTTGTCTCTTTTAAAAGGAACAGCGGTAAAGTTAAATATTGATACTAGCGCCATACAGGCGCGATTAGACGCATTAAGCATCGCTGGCGCGACAATAGAACAATTTGCAGAAAATGCAGGTGCCAACAACCTGACGGCAACATTAACAACAGGCGCAATTGTTGAACACCTCGGAGATAGTATTGGCAGCGCTAGTTTGATAGAGGCCGATGGTTCGATTTTGAATGTGATAGCTCATCCAAAACTAGCCGCTATTGTACCGGAAAGTTATGGATTTATTAGCGATCCTGTAATTTTAGCAGGACACGCAGGGCAGGCAGCTTTTAGCGCAAATGGCCTTAGATTTATTAGCTCGCGGTCGGAGTCCAATAACTACGTAACAGTTAAATTAACATATGATGGAGTAGAAACCAGCTACTCTACAAACGCGGCTACCTATCCAGCCACGCAGTCTTGCATTTCACATGACGGCACTAGAGGTTTTGCCCCCCTTGTTTATAGTACCGATACCTTAGGCGTGAGCTATATAAGCAATGGAATTTTACAATTAAGAGGCTTAGACAGCGGTTATGCAGAAAGTGCTTATTTCGCTGGCGCTATTTCAGGTGACGGACTTAATGCTTACCTACTCTGCGATAGCGATGACGGCAATAAACTAAAAGTGTACAAATCTTATAACGGTTTTGTCTCAGCAATGAGCGTATCCCTAAGTTTTACGTACAGCACAAGCAATATCTACGGGGTTTGTACCGATTACGATGGTTCTCACGTCTACGGTTTTGGAAATAACTTATTCTATAAATCCACCGACTATGGCGTCACCTTCACTCAGTATTATAACACGCTCCCTTTCTCCCCTAGTAGCGGAAGGGCGCTTACCTGTTCCAACAACGGGCAGCACATACTGGTACACGATAGAAACTACATTTCCAGAGATTACGGGGTGACTTTTGTACCTATCTCTATACCCAGCGTAGTAGGGTTTACTAGAAGTTGTGCAATCACTGCATATAGCCTAAGAGTGACTGACGAGAGATTATTTGTCTTGTGCGCTGGAACTGATATTACAACAGGTTTATCGGTTAGGTTTTTAGGTTTTTCGGATGACTTTGGGCTCACATTTACCTTTGGTCGGGTATTTCTGATCAGCACTTACTTGGCGTCAAATATAGGTTTCCCGTTTTTTATGTCTCCAGATGATAGCTTTATGATCTCTACCTATTACGCTAGTGGAACACCGTACAAAACAGAGACTCTTAAAGATAAGTTCTTACCTTATATCCCATCCAAAAAAATAGTAGGAGGCTAATTTATGATTACAAATTTAACTAACCCAGGACAACCATTGGCAGATGGTGATAGATACCGAATTGATAACCCAAACGGCACGTATGAAATAAAAATAAATCAGCCGGTTATTGAAGCGGTCGAGAGCCCAACCCGCATCATCACGCGCAAAGCATTTATTAATCGGTTTAGGCCTTATTGGGCAGATATTGAAGCATTGAAAGAAGTCAGTGCCGACGTTCGATTTTTATTCTTCATGCTCGAAAATACGGGATATGTGAACTTAGACGACGACGACACCATCACCAGTGTCACGGATTTAAAAGCGGCAATTCCAGCGATTGATGATGCAATGATGCTTGCAAACGGCACCGAAAAAGAGAAGTACAACGGCCAGCTATAACAACCAATTAAAAGAGAACTCAATGAATCTCACAGCGACGACTACAGGCAAGTACAAGCTAATAGCGGAGGGCTTAGTTACATCGCTAAGGCTTGAGAATATCGACACAGGAAAGCGACTAATCTCGCTCACAGTTATCGCGTCAGGACTTCAAGACGCGAGAGTAACATGCGGATCAGGAGAAATACCCGCGACCGCAATATCCATCCTTGATGACTTCATGGTTTCCCAAGGTTTCTCAGAGTACAAATGGGAGCGAGAAGTCGAATCGGGCAAATTTGAAACCGTCACCAGAAAGATTAAGGCCGCAAAATGAAATTAGAAGATTTTGAAACACTTCAAGACGCCCACGCATACACAGAAACGCAAGGCCGGTTAATATCGCCAGATATGATGCTGTCATTTATTACGGGGTTTGGGTTGATCGGCCCACTGATTGATGCTCCTGCTACCGACTTAGCTAAATCAGTCAAGGCCGCTATGACCTTTGGTAGTGAGTTCAATCTTATTACAGGGCACCCTCAGACCATCATCGCTCTTGCGAATGGTTTAGTAGCACAAGGTACAGTTCCACAAAATTTTATTGATGCGCTTGTTGCTTACGCTAACCCCACCGTCTACCAATTTCTAACCTCGACTGAGTATGACTTTCAGTTTGACAAAGGTACATACACTCTACTTCCGCTTATCAAAACTGGCACCAGTGTTGTCATCAATGTTACTACTACTTGTGAGCTGCACAACCCAGCGGTATTTGGTCTAAACCCTTTGACAGATAAGTATGAAAAAGTAACGGCATTTATGCGGGTTCGCGCAGTAGGGAAGTACGAGGCTAAACTACAGCCTACGTTACTCCATTGGAATTACTTTGTTGCTGATGCATATGGTGTAATTGAGGCGGTGTAATGACGACTTTACGCTCAGACCTGACGTTACCTTATACATTAGATCCAGCTCATCCGCTGTTTGCAAACGTTGTGTCAGTGCAAGCTGTAGGTGCTGCTGGTTCGAGCGAGACGGCGTACCAAGGTGCGGTTGCAGGTTTTGGCACAAGCGGTGGTGATGGGTATGATCTAGCGCTTGGGGCAGTCACTGACCCAACGAAAGCAGGCTGGTATTTCGAAGATGCGGGTAACGTTGGTAATTTACCCACTTACTCGATTTTTACCTTGTTCTACCATGATGATTTTTCAGATTTACTTGAGAATGTACTTTATTGTGAGCGGCCAACTAGCCAGCAAATACTAAAAACAACGGTAAAAGGCGACAGCTATGCGTTTGTAACCAGAGCCACAAATGGCCATTTTTCATCACTGATAAACAACACGACTTACGCGGTACTTGATACTAGCGCAACGATACACACTGGGCTTTTTGTTAAGAATAGTGATACTAACAGAGAGGTGTATGGTGATGATAACTATGCAATAACTACGGAGTCAAAGTCTGATATACACAGCACCGCAGTCACGCCTATGCTTTTAGTTGACCCGGTAGACGCATATGCGGCAAATGGGGTATCAAATATACTATTAAACATCACGTTTAATAGCGCTTTAACTTCCTCCGATTACGCATCGTTACGGGCAGATCCTTGGAGTATATTTTTAGCATCAGCAGGAGGGACAAGCACAACCTACAATTTGTTAATGCAACAAGGAACACAAAGTTCATTTGGAAACCAGGCAAGTCTAAAAGCATCCAGGAAGATATCAGCCGGCGCCTCGACAGAAGAAGGAGCTGGAAACCAGGCAAGTCTAAAAGCATCCAGGAAGATATCAGCCGGCGCAGGCAAAATGGAGGCGTTTGGTTATGCCGCGACATTAACACTAGTCACACCAGCACCAGGCGAACCAACCAACTACACCTTCACAATGGCCGCCGGCAGGATCCTGGGATTCGGACAAACAGCCAAGATAGTGGCAGCGCGATCATTAAAAGCCGAAGCAGGAAACACTACCGAAGTAGGCAGCAGCGCATCAATAAAAGCCACCAGGAAGATAACTCCAGGAACGGCATCAAGTATCGCTCATGGAAATAGCGCAGCGTTACGAGCCGCCAGGTCGATAAAAGCAGGGGCAGCAAGCAACACATCAACAGGCCAGGACGTCAAGCTGGCAGCATCTAGAAAATTTGGAATTAATACGGGTAAAAGTTTGGCGTTCGGTTTGCCATTATTAATGAAGTATTCAGGCTACATCGAAGCCAGGATAGACGGTTATAAATTAAGTTACGCCGGCAACGACTACTCAATAGGCTACGAAGCCGAAGAATACTCAATAGCATACAAATAACAAAAGGCCAGAAACATGAGCGATTTTATAGAATTTAACAATACGATTTTAGACATTCACACAGCGAAACATAACTTCGCATCTGACGTTTATAAAATCTATTTGACCAACGCAGCGCCCAACAAAGCGACACACACTGTAAAAGCGGATCTAGCAGAGATCGCGGCCGGCAACGGATATCCAGCACTAGGGATCGCAGTAAACATCAGCGGAGTCACCCAAACAGCCGGCGAACTATCAATCGCACTAGCACAGGACGAGGTAATAATAGCAGCCGGCGGCAGTATTGGCGCGTTCCGTTATGCAGTCTTATACAACGCTACACACGCGAGCAAGCCCCTCGTTTGTTATTGGGATTACAGCACAAGCATCACTTTATTGGATGGTGAAAAACTGGATCTTAATTTGCCGGCGGTTTTAATTACGGCGTCACTCACTAAAGCGGCTTAATATGCAAAACGTAATCGAGAAGCCATTCAGCAAAGCGGTGAAAATAAAAGTAGTTTTTACCGATAAATCCAAAGTGCAGTCATTCGCAGCACTGAGCAGAATAACGCTTAACATTGGTGGCGAAGATTACTCGACGGATATAACACCGACAAAACTATATGTGGATCAAGATGATTCAAAAACGTTGATTTTAGATATCGGATCAGTGACACAGCTAGAAAAAGGCGCTTATGATCCTGAGATAGTTTGCTACTCAGCAACCTATACAAACGGGTACCCACTAACAAGCAAGAGCGTCCCAAAAATTAAACCGATCATAGTTTACTAAAAAAAAGGGGCGCGTCCCCTTTTTGTCTGTATAATATGCACCCACGAAAATCAGCGAACAGCTACGAAAGGCTAAGAACCTGCCGCAATGTACCCCTGAGCGTACCCCAACACTGAATAGAGAATTTATGAGCATAGATAATACCATACCAGCCAATAACTTACGCAACATTGCCATCATTGCCCACGTTGACCACGGTAAAACCACCCTAGTTGATAAGCTTTTACAACAGTCAGGCACCCTTGAAAGCCGTGGCGCAGCCGCAGAGCGCGTCATGGATTCTAATGATATTGAAAAAGAGCGTGGTATTACCATTCTTGCCAAAAATACTGCGATACGCTGGAATGATTACCGCATTAATATCGTAGATACTCCCGGACACGCTGACTTTGGTGGTGAGGTTGAACGAGTATTATCTATGGTCGACTCTGTACTATTGTTAGTTGATGCCCAAGAAGGCCCAATGCCACAAACTCGCTTTGTGACACAAAAAGCGTTCGCTCAAGGTTTAAAGCCAATAGTTGTTATCAATAAAGTTGATAAGCCAGGCGCACGTCCTAGCTGGGTAATTGATCAAGTTTTTGACTTGTTTGATAACCTAGGCGCAACAGATGATCAACTCGATTTCCAAGTTGTCTATGCTTCTGCCTTAAATGGTTGGGCTTCAAATGAAGTTGATACTCCAAGCGAGAATATGACGCCTTTGTTTGAAACTATTGTTAAACATGTAAAGCAGCCGGATGCAGACTTTGATGGTCCTTTCCAAATGCAGATTTCGCAACTTGATTACAACTCTTATGTTGGCGTTATTGGCGTAGGTCGCATTACTCGTGGTTCAGTTAAAACCGGTAAGGCAATCACTGTAGTGAGTGCTGACGGCAGCAAACGCACGGGTAAAATTGGTCAAGTACTAGGTTACATGGGATTGGCACGCACAGAAGTTGAATCGGCTAGCGCTGGTGACATCATTGCGATTACCGGTCTTGGTGAACTCAAAATTTCTGACACTATTTGCGATCCAAACAAAGTTGAAGCATTAAAGCCATTATCAGTCGATGAGCCTACTGTGACGATGACTTTCCAAGTCAACAACTCTCCCTTTGCTGGTAAAGAAGGTAAATACGTGACATCACGTAATATTCTTGACCGTTTGAAAGACGAGTTAATCCACAACGTAGCCTTACGTGTTGATGAAACGGAAGATGCGGATAAATTCCGCGTATCAGGTCGCGGTGAATTGCACTTAGGTATCTTGATCGAAAACATGCGCCGTGAAGGTTACGAGCTAGCAGTATCACGTCCAGAAGTAATATTGCGTACTGTTAACGGCGTATTAGAAGAACCTTTTGAAACAGTGACTATTGACTGTGAAGAGCAACACCAAGGTTCTATGATGGAACAACTTGGTCTGCGTAAAGGCGAAATGACCAATATGACCTCTGATGGCAAGGGTCGTGTTCGTTTAGACTTTATCATTCCAAGCCGTGGTTTGATTGGTTTCCAAACTGACTTTATGACCATGACTTCAGGTTCTGGTTTGCTATACCACACGTTTGACCATTACGGCCCGCACAAAGGCGGCAGCATCGGTCAACGTAAAAACGGTGTATTGATTGCCAACGCCACTGGTAAAGCGCTTACTAACGCCTTGTTTAACATGCAAGAGCGTGGTCGTTTGTTTATCGGTCATGGTGTAGAAGTATATGAAGGTATGGTTATCGGTATGCATAACCGTGACAACGATTTAACTGTAAACGCCCTAAAAGGCAAGCAGTTAACTAACGTTCGTGCATCAGGTACTGACGAAGCTCAATCACTGGTACCACCGGTTATTCTAGCCTTAGAACAAGCCCTAGAATTTATTGATAACGATGAATTGGTTGAAGTTACGCCCAAAAGTATTCGTATCCGTAAAAAGCATTTAACTGAAAATGATCGCAAACGTGCGAGTCGTGGTCCAAAAGACTAA